GTAACATTATTAAGTATGCACAACGATATGGCATGAAAGATGGGCGTAATCGCAAAGACATATTGAAAGTGTTACACTATGCAATTATAATGCTTCACACGCATGACATTGAAACTCAACAGGAGCGTCTACATTATGAAAATCTCGCAGGAAACAATCAATATTCTCAAGAACTTCTCCCAGATCAATACCAATTTACTTTTTCGAACAGGTAATACCGTATCGACTATCAATGCACCCAAGTCAATCTTTGCAAAAGCAACAGTCAAGGAAACCTTTCCTAAAGAAGTTGCAATCTATGACTTAAACTCGCTGCTTCAACTTCTTACATTTAGTGAAGATCAAGAAGTTGAATTTGGCGAAAGAAGTTTGACTATTACCAATGATATTGGTAAGTTTGAATATTTCTATTGTGATGCGTCTCTTATTATTGCGGCGCCCACCAAAGACATTGAAGTCGATGAAGTATTCACCTTCTCGCTATCTGCAAAAGATGTTCAAACTATCACCAAGACGGTTGGAGTTCTTGCTGCACCAACCATTTCTATCATTGCAAAGGATGGTAAGGTAACCATGAAAATTGGTGACCGCAAGAATGATAGTGCAAATAGTTTCAACAAGGTCATTGGTGAAAGTGAATCAGAGTTTGAGTGTAACATCTCATCTGAAAATTTTAAGCTCATGCAAGACGCCTATGAGTGTGTCTTATCTAGAAAGTTGTTCTGCCAATTCAAAAACGCATCCGGAACTATGACTTATCTGGTTGCAATGGAACCTGGTTCAACAATCTAATTGGAGCATTATATTATGGAAGTTCGTGACGACCAGTTTCTGTGGGTAGAAAAGTACAGGCCTCGCAATCTAGAAGACTGTATTCTACCTGCAGAACAAAAAGCAGCTTTTCAAGAGTTCATCGACAAAGGGGAGATTCAAAACATGCTTCTGTGCGGAGGCGCAGGCATGGGAAAGACAACTGTTGCTAGGGCACTATGTGAAGAATTAGAAACTGACTATCTGATTATCAATGGTTCAGAAGAATCAGGTATCGATGTTCTTCGAACTAAGATCAAACAGTTTGCATCGACTGTTTCTTTTACGGGAAAGACAAAGGTCATCATTCTTGATGAGGCAGATTATCTAAATCCGAATTCAACACAACCTGCCCTGCGAGGATTCATTGAAGAATTCTCTAAGAATTGTCGATTTATCTTTACATGTAACTATAAGAATCGCATCATTCCCCCTTTGCATTCTCGCTGTGCAGTTATTGAATTCAAATATAGCAAGCAAGAAAAACCTAAGATTGCAGCGAAGTTTCTAAAGCGTGTGCAATTCATTCTACAGAATGAGAACATTACTTTTGATGAGAAGGTCATTGCATCGCTTGTTCTAAAATACTTTCCTGACTATCGTAGAATCATCAATGAACTTCAGAGGTATTCTGCATCGGGAACTATTGATGAAGGTATCCTCGCGCGCGTAGGTGAAGTCAACACACAGGAACTTGTAGAAGCTCTCAAAGAAAAAGATTGGAAGCGTATGCGTTCCTGGGTAGTCAACAACATCGACAATGATCCTCATGGTATCTTTCGAAAGATGTATGATGATCTAGTTGAGAGGGTTGTTCAGGTTCCTGAGTTGGTTTTGATTCTTGCAGATTATCAATACAAAGCAGCTTTCGTGGCAGATCAGGAAATCAATCTGGTTGCATGTCTCACTGAGATTATGGCTACGGTGAAGTTCAAATGAGTGAGGAGTATAAAACACCATCTATTTCCCCTTTTGATTTTGTTAATTCAATCCACTATGACAAGAAGGATCTAATTGTAGACGATTGGTCAGAAAGGCAGTACAACCCGTTTATTATAAATAAATCGTTAAGTTTTGGTCTGGATACAGTTATTCAAGCTAATGAAATGAACTCCCGCCCACACCTTGACAAAAAACTACAATTTGACTTTCTTCGTAACATTATATCCGCAAAGAAGCGTTTTAATAAGTGGTTAAAAAAGGAGAAGCTAGAGGCGATTGAACTTGTGAAACAATACTATGGGTACAACACCGTGAAAGCCCAAGAGGTTGTTTCTATACTATCGCAGCAGCAAATTGACTCTATAAAACAAAAATTAAAAAAGGGTGGATTAAAAGATGGCTGAGAACTTTTCATTTAACATTGATCTTGAAGGATATATGCCTCTCGAGATTCTACTTAAGGAAGCTGATGACTTTCTTAAAGTAAAAGAGACACTATCACGCATCGGAGTGGCCTCTAAAAAAGATAAGACACTGTATCAGTCCTGTCACATTCTTCATAAGCAGGGTCGTTATTTTGTCGTCCACTTCAAGGAACTTTTTGCGCTTGATGGTAAGTTTGCCGACATTACAGATAACGATTTACAAAGAAGAAATACTATTGCAAAGCTATTGCAAGATTGGGGATTAGTGTCTATAATTAATGAGACTATGTTTGCTGACCTGGCACCCTTATCTCAGATAAAAGTTCTCTCGTTCAAAGAGAAGGGAGAATGGAATATACAAACTAAGTATAATCTGGGCAAAAAACCTCGCAAAGCTGCATAAATATTCACATCCCTGGGATGGGAACTAGGCTGGCATCCTAGTCAAATCTGCCTCTCACGCCTTAGGGGTGAGAATTAATTTACTCGCTTAAAAAGGAGATTACAATGAGTAATGAACTTTCAGACACCTATGTTTGCGATGTTTGTGGGCATGAATACGATGAAGCTACAGAAGGTAAATCTTGGAAAGACCTTCCTCAGTTTTGGCTTTGTCCCGACTGTGGATGCCACAAAGATGAATATCAAAAACTTTAATCTTGCTTAAAAAGGAGACTAAAATGTTAATGTATGCAAACATGGCTATTGATGCATTTCAACTTAACAAAACAAATTGGATTAATACTTTCATTAAAGAAGAAAGTATTAAAGCTCCCCTTCAACAATTTGTAGATTCTCAAACCGCCTATACTAAACAACTTGTCAAAACAGGTTGGGATTTGACAGGCGCTGTTGCTAAAGAAACGGTAAACAAATTATTTGCGGGGGAAAAATAACATGAACTATATGCTCAATTCAGTCTTTCCTAAAGACTTTCAAAAACTTTTTGTGGGGTTCGATGACCAGTACAATCGTATGGCCAAGCTACACGATGAACTTACAAAGGGCATTCCCAACTATCCCCCCTTCAACATTAAGAAAGTAGATGACGACCACTATGTCATCGAGATTGCCGTCGCCGGGTTCAGCAAGTCAGAGATTGATATTGAACTTGTAGATGGCAAACTTATTGTGAAGGGAAATGCTAAAGATGATAATGATTCTTCATTGACCAGCTGGATTCATAAAGGTATCGCCGACCGCAATTTCACACGCACCTTTCTCATCAACGATCTTGTTGAAGTAAGAAATGCAGAGATGATTAACGGTATGTTGCGTATCTTCCTTGACCAGATCATTCCTGAGCACAGAAAGCCCAAGAAGATCGAAGTCAAAGAAAAAGCCGAATCCAAAAAACCCAAACAGCAACTCTTGACTGAAGATACTAACATGTAATAATATAAGTGTGTTGTTTTTACAACACCGGTTGACAGACTCTAAATTTGCATATATAATGCACATTATTGAATGATATCTAAAGACCTCTATGAGTCATTAGTCAAGTCTGATGCTTGAGGCAAAAAGGAAAGGCATCATTATTTTGGATGCCATGCTACAAGGCGGGGAAAGGGGCCTGTAGCAACTATATTATGCACAGGTGGCAGAGTGGTCCAATGCAAGAGCCTGCAAAGCTCTAAAATCGTCAGTTCGAATCTGACTCTGTGCTCCATATTGAAGTGCATTCCGAGCCGACTGCAGCGGCGCCCATAAAGAGAGGAGTGTACTTCAATATGGTTCTGTTAAAATTGGCGATGGTACCACACCTTTTGTAGAAAAATTATATGTTTCACATTCACCATATCATTCCTAAACATATGGGGGGTACAGATGACCCCGAAAATTTAACTACCTTAAGCATTGAAGAACATGCAGATGCACACAAAAACTTGTTTGATCTATATGGTAAACAAGAAGATTATATAGCATGGATGTCATTAACAGCACAAATTGGTAGAGAAGAAATATTTAAACAAACTTCATCACTCGGCGGAAAAGGCAACAAGGGAAAGACAAAAAGTAAAGAACACCGAAAAAAAATTTCAAAATCTATTAAGAGTAAATATAAAAAGCATGGTGATGAGGTAAAAAAGAAAATTTCTACTTCTATGATAGGAAATAAAAATTCTAAAAATCATAGTAGTGATGAATACAAATTAAAACAAAGTCAAGCGATGAAAGAGGCTTGGCGAAGAAGAAAATTGTCCAGTAGATCAGTCGGTAGATCAGCGGACTGTTAATCCGTGTGTCGGTGGTTCGAGCCCACCCTGGACAGCCATTATAAATAATAGTAACTTAGGGGTTACTATGCTAGACTTTAAACAATATTTTATTCTGCAGGAAGGTGTACACGATAAGGGCATTTTTAGAGCTGTCTTTATGGCAGGCTCTCCAGGTTCAGGTAAAGATTATGTTATGCATAAGGCTCTGGCGGGACATGGGTTAAGAGAAATTAACTCTGATGTTGCGTTTGAGCATTCCATGAAGAAGCAAGGCCTTGATCCAAAGATGCCCGATAGCGAACAACCAAAAAGAGATTTATTGCGAGTCAAGGCAAAACATACTACCGATTTAAAGAAAAAATTATCTGAACAAGGTAGAAACGGCATCATCATCAATGGTACGGGTGATGACCACCATAAGATCAAGCGAATGAAAGATCACCTAGAATCGATGGGTTACCAGACTCATATGATCTTCGTTCATACAAATAATGAAACTTCTCGCCAAAGAAATGTTTCAAGAGGAAAGATGGGAGGTAGAGAAGTTCCCGAGAAAGTAAGGCAGGAAAAATGGTCTGCAGTGCATAATGCAAAAGATCATTATAAAGACATGTTTGGTAGTCACTTCCATGAGGTTGACAATTCTATAGATATTCAAAAATCTACCAAACAAGAAAGAGCGGCACATATGGAAAAACTAAATAAGTTACATAAGCATTTTGGAAAAGTTGTTGCATCAACCCAACATACTCCTGAAGCGCAAAAATGGATTGACACACAACTAAAGAAATGATATATTAATAATCTAAAAGGATAAATCATGTCAACTCCAGAAGAAACAGATCCAGAAGTTTTAGAGTGGTTACAACAAGTAATTCTAAAAGACGAATATTACGATATTGTAGAAGATTTAGATTTTGATGAATTAGTGAAGCAACTTAAAGAACGTGCAGACTAATCAACTGCTACTCTGACCCAGAGGACAAGAAGTGGTGTGATAGCCACGGGTGGTTCGAGGATTTGGAATAAAGTCCTCCAGTAGGAATACTGCGGTTCAACCTAACCGGCGCTGGCAATGCGATAACGGGACCTGTCGTGAAGTGGGTGGAAGGCGTAATTGAAGTGAGGCGCAAGCCAACAGCGGATACGCTACAAGTACCACCGGGGTTCGTCAGAGCATCTAATACTTTTTTGTTATGAATATCGAAGAAATAATTAAAGTTCCTTATACGACTCAACCTCGAATGTCCCGCAATATGGGTGAGGTGATTAACCGCACACCTCATGCACATTACATTGAACAGAAAAAACATCAAATAGAGCTATTTAATAATGACCTTCATGGTGAGACATTTGAATCGATTTCAAATCAATTAGTTCGAAGAACTTGCACATATCTCGGCATGCCTGTTACAGGTAGCATAATTGATCTTGCCTTTCAAATAGAAGAAGATATAGCAATCATGCACAACGGCATTCTTGCCGCTATTTGTTTTTGTTTTCCCAGCGGTTGGATTCCTAGAACAGCATTAGGTAAGACTCTAGCAGAAATTCATCAACCCGTAGCAGACGGTGACCATCTTCGAAGTGTCAGTCCCCGTCTCACACAAACTATGGCAGACCCTGTTCTAGGAAGTTTTCGTCGGACCGTATGGACAATTACAAAAGTTAATAATCTGAGTAATCATCCATCTATCGTTGATTGCTATAGAGAAGATTATATCGACTTAAGTAGTTTGTTTTTTCGTTGGGAAGAACAAACAACAATGCCTTTTCAAGACGGAAAGACAAGTTTATTCTTTGTGAAGGTAAATGTCATACCTCTTATAAGTATATGGAATGAGCATCAAAAACTTATTATGAAAAGCATTGATTCAATGAGTGAAGCTGTCTTACAATACAAGAATCTGCATGAGATAAAACATTACCTAGCTGGAGTCGCATAGTGGCAATTGCAGCAGATTTGTAATCTGCCGGGAAACCTCCGTGAGTTCGAGTCTCACCTCCAGCACCAATCACTTAACCTCTCTTCTTATAAGTTCCTCAACAGTCATTCCGACTTCATTTTGTCCTCCGAAGATTGTACCCACTCTACGACTTTTAACTATTTTTAAATTATTTTCATATACCTCTGAGGGTAAGGGCACATACTTTACTTCTTTAGCGATCTTAGATGCATTTTTCATATACGCTTCAACGAAACTACGCACCTCAGGTTTATCTAAAGATTTAACATTAACATAAATCATAATAGGTCTAGATAAAGGGTTGTATGTGCCATTCATTACAGATGTTTCACTTGGTTCAATAGCTTTTCCGTCTTTATTAACAATAGGGACAGCTTTTAGTTTTTTCATATTTTCTGCATAGTAGGCGTAACCAAAATAAGCTATACTCCCTGCATCATTTGACACACCTTGAACTAAAACATTATCATCTTCACTAGCTGTATAGTCACCCCTACTCGATTTAGCTTTTCCCACAATAGCTTCTGTAAAATAATCGAATGTACCTGAATCAGACCCTGCACCAAATAGTTTGATGGGGCGGTTGGGAAATGTTGGGTTAATTTGATTCCAATGTGTGACCTTCCCTTGTGCAACAGGTTCCCACATCCGTTTCAATTCATCTACAGATAATTGTTTTACAAAATTATTTTTTGGATTAACAACAACTGTGAGAGCATCGAAAGCAACAGGTAACTCTATAAATTCTATACCTGCCTTTTTACAATCTTCTATTTCTTTTTGAAGAATAGGTCTACTGGCATTTTGCACATCTATCTCACCCCTACAAAATTTTTTAAACCCACCGCCAGTTCCTGATATACCAACAGTTACTTTCACTTTAGTGGCTTTTTGAAAATCTTCTGCGATTCCTTCTGTAATCGGATAAACAGTCGAACTTCC